CACTAATCCCAAAACGGCCATCAATTGAACTAAATGTAGATAATGTAAAAATAAGTAATGGAGATTTTCAAAAGCATGAATTGCAAAAAGCTGTAGACATTGATTCAATTACTTACGCAGCAATTAAAGAATTTGTAGAATATGGCTATGATCGGCATTGCGGTTTAATCTTTGGAACTGGAATCGACCATTGCGAGCATCTTTGCGCGGCTGTTCAATCGTTTGGTGAAACTTGCACTTTTATTCATTCTAATCTGCCCACAAAAGAACGGGATAAAAGGCTTTCAGACTTCAAAGCTGGAATCTATAAATACATTGTTTCAAATGGAATTCTAACAACTGGTTTCGACCATGCACCGATTGATATTATCGGCTGCTTCCGTCCAACAATGAGCCCAGGTCTTTGGGTGCAGTTGCTTGGGCGCGGCACCCGGCCCTATACATGGCTTGATCAACAGCAATACATTGCAGGATTCAATTATGTTAAAGAAAATTGTCTTGTTTTGGATTTTGCTGGCAATACTAAAAGGCTTGGTCCAATAAATGATCCTGTTAAGCCTCGCAAGAAAGGGCAGAAAACCGGGGATGCCCCAATTCGTATTTGCGATGCTTGTGGAACCTACAACCATGCTTCGGCCCGTCATTGCTGTTCTTGTGGGCAAGAATTTGAAATTAGAATCAAAATTTTTGGCGAAGCATCGTCTGACGAATTAATCAAGACTGATTTGCCGGTTGTGGAAACATTTTCTGTAAATCGTGTCATCTATCACAAATACCAAAAAATAGGCTCGCTTCCGATGATTCGTGCATCATACTATAGTGGGCTGAAAATGTTTACTGAATACGTTTGTATTGAGCATTCAGGCTATCCAGGAACTAAAGCGAAAGAATGGTGGAACACTAGAACACAAGTTCCATTCCCAAAATCTGTTGATGAAGCATTGCAAACAATTTCTAATCTGAAGTCGCCCAGCAAAATAAATGTGCAGACCAATTGCAAGTTTCCGAGGATACTTAATTATGAGTATTAAACCTAGAAAGTTAACTTATTCTGATATTTGTTTTAACAAAGATAGAATTATTTTTCAGCAAAAAATGATTAATAATGACTATTGGCAATGTTGCCAAAATTGTGTGCATATGGATCATGCAACAAATACTTGTAAATTGTTTAAAGCCGTTCCACCTGTTAATGTTATGGCTGTTGGCTGCGAAAACTGGCAATATGAAATTCCTTTCTAGGGAGTAGAAATGGAAATTGTTCATAACAATAATACAAATGTTAGATGTGATGTTTGCGATGAAACAGATTATATTTTTATTAGGCTTGCAGGCAAAAATTTTAATATTTACGTTTGTAGGCTATGCGCTAAACAAGCTAATAAAATGATTAAAAAGGCCGAATAATGCGAAAATCTAAATCGTCCCACTCTGCAACTCTAATTGATGCATTAAAATTTGTCGGTTTATCTGGTGCTGAATATTGTAGCATCGGGCAAGGCTTTGTTACTGCATATACCGATACAGTTTGTATGGGCCATCCTATTACTGAAGATTTGAACGCAAAAGCGCATATCAAAAGCCTACAGCAAAGCTTGATTAAGTCAGAACATGAAACCACAATTACTCAACTTGATTTATCCAGACTTCAAGTTAATAGTGGAGAATTGCAGATTTTTATTAATTGTTCTGAAAAGGTTGAACAGCCAAAACCTGATTTTGATGGCATTAAAATTAGTAAAGAATTTTTGTTAGGTTTACATGAATTGCTTCCAATTGTTTTGAAAGCAGATTCAAACATTTCTGCAAAAACAATTATGACCTTTGGAGAAAGCATTTTTGCAACAAATCGATTTATTTTAGTTGAGCGTTGGCATGGTGCTAATTTGCCGTTTACAAATATGAGTCGCAAATTATGTGATCTAATTATCAAGTGCAAAAAAGAAGTGGCTGAATTTTGCAAATCGGATAATTCTGTTACGATTTATTTTAGCGATAGATGCTGGATCATGGGCCGCATTTCCCCGGAACTTTGGATCAATCCGTTTGAAATTTTGAATAAGGAATTAGTGCAAAGTAATATTAACGATGAATTGCAAGAATCCCTGCGCCTTGTCCCAGGCTTCAATGGTAGTAGTCTGGCCTATCAGGTCAATGGACGGCTCCAGAGCGAACCGGCCCAAGGCGCGGGGGCATCCTATCCTTGTGGGCAACTACCAGACGGCGGGATCTATGGCGTGAAAGAGTTAAAATATTTGCAAAAATATGGAAAGCAAATTAGCATTATTGGAGATGATATTTATTTCTTTGGTGATAAAATGCGTGGTGCTATTAGTTCACGGAAAGGATAATAAAATGATAGAAATTCAAAATAAAAATACAGATATGTGGTATACAAAATCAGATTATTCTCCAAGTTATTTAGTTAGAATAAATATTGACAAAATTGAATTATTAGGTATTCAAGACATATGGCCGGGATATGAAGGAGCAAAAGAAATAAAAATAGAACAACATCATATTGATTATATACAAAGTGAAAAAATAAATTTATTGATTAAATATTATGAAATGGAAGGGGAAAAATAATGTTTTTCTCAGAATCAGAGCCAATATCAAAGAAAAGGCAACCGACTAAAGTTGATCGGTCTTTTTCTATGTCTGAATTTAAGCCTTTTGATTTATTTTCTGATCAGGAGTTGTTAGATGCTAGTCACTCAACCCTTATTTTTGATATTGAATGTTATTCTAATTACTTTCTTATTTTCTTTAAGTGTGTGGATACTAAAAATGTATGTTACATGGAAATGTCTCCAGACTCCAAAATTGATTATAAAAAATTGGAATGGATATTGTGGAATTTTCTACTGGTTGGGTTTAATTCGAGTAATTATGATATCCCTATGTTGCTTTTGTGTCTTAAAGGTCTTTCTACTTTAGAATTAAAGAGAGTAAGTGACAGAATTATTAAAGAAGAACTGCGAATTCGTCAAATCGAACAAGAATTTAATATAAAAATGCCCACAAAGATTAATCACATTGATTTGATTGAAGTGGCCCCGTTAAAAGCTAGTTTGAAAACATACGCTGGACGTGTGCATTGCCCTAAAATGCAAGATTTGCCATTTGATCCTAATCAGATTTTAACCAGAGACGAAGCAACAGCTATTTTGCATTATTGTGAAAACGACTGTGACAATACAGCAATTTTGTTTAATGAATTGCAGGATCAAATTAAACTTAGATATGTAATGTCTGATCAATATGGAATTGACCTACGCTCGAAAAGTGATGCTCAGATTGCAGAACATGTATTAGCTTCCGAAGTTGCAAAGATTAATGGATTCTGGCCAAGGCGTCCGGCCATCCTTGACGGGCAGACCTACCGGTATCAGGTTCCGGCGTTCCTGGCGCTTGCTGGCCCCCAGGCCCAGGCCGTTTTGGCAGTCATCGAGGCTACCGATTTTCGGATTGGAGCCAATGGCGCTGTTGAGTTGCCAGATGAGTTAGATAATTTAAAAGTTAAAATCGCAAAAGGTATTTACAGATTAGGCATTGGTGGTTTGCATTCGTCGGAAGAAAAAACTTGTCACAAAGCCGATGATAATTTTATGTTACTTGACCGGGATGTTGCAAGCTATTATCCTAGTATTATTTTGAACTTGGGTTTATACCCTAAGCAAATGGGCGAACCGTTTTTGGATGTTTACAAAACTTTGGTCGATCGACGATTGAAAGCAAAGCATAATGGAAATAAAAAAGAAGCTGATTCTTTAAAAATCGTAATCAATGGAAGTTTCGGCAAGCTTGGTTCAAAATATAGTTGCCTGTATGCGCCCGATCTTTTGTTACAAGTTACCATTACTGGTCAATTGGCTTTGCTTATGCTAATTGAATACATCGAAATGGTTGGAATTCAAGTTATCTCTGCCAATACAGATGGAATTATCATCAAATGCCCTACAGAACGATACGATGAACTTAACAAAATTATCGAATGGTGGGAACATGAAACTCAATTTATCACAGAAGAAACTCGATACAAAGCTGTTTATTCTAGAGATATTAATAATTATATTGCAATTAAAGAAGATGGCAAAGCGAAAGTTAAGGGTTGCTACTCTGAAAAAGGTTCTGCATTAAATAGTGCATTGAGTAAAAATCCTGAAAACATTATATGCAATGATGCTGTAATTGCAAAATTGACAGAAAATATCGATATTGAAGAAACTGTCAGAAATTGCAAAGACATGCGAAAATTTGTAACTGTGCGAAATGTTAAGGGAGGTGCCCACAAGAATGGCAAATATTTAGGCAAGGTTGTAAGATTTTACATTGCTAAAAATGAACCTGGAACGATAAATTATGTGTTAACTGGAAATAAAGTTCCTAATAGCGATGGAGCTAAATCCATGATGGATTTAGCTCCAATACCTAATGATTTAGATTTTGATTATTATATTAAATGCGCTGAAAATATTTTGTATGACATTGGATATTATAAACCTAAACAAATTGGTTTATTTTAATTTGAAGAAACAACAAAAGCATAAACATTACCTGCTGTCGGTGTTCCTAACAGGGAAAAAGTCCAATCTGTTATTGTTGATGTAGAACTGCCTAAGGGCATAATGGAAGATGCGGAATTTCCTCCTTCTGGCGTGCATTGAACAACTGGTGCAGCTAACCAAGGGCCGTCAACAAATGTATATTTTACAACAGGATTTGCTGCCGGAGATGTTCCGCAAGTAATAATAAATTTAAGTTTTCCATCACTACCTTTGATGCTTCCAATGCTAGCACCAGTTCCCCAATTTGTCAAAGTAAATGCTGCTGAAGTTGGAAGAGTTCCTTTATTCTGATAGCGTCGTCCGCTAATACCATAATCGTTATCATTTAACGTAGTCGAATTACTAAATGTTCCAATTGGAGAAATATTTTCAGGTCTGCCTAATGTTACTTGATTAGATTGTCCAGTAATGTATAGTGCATAATTTGTATTTGCAATATCGATAAAAAGTTCAGCATTATTTCTAGCACCTGATTCAGCATAAGCGTAGCATCCAGTTGCAGCGCTATTACCAGCAATTCGTCCCTTAAAGAAATTAGCAAAACCTGACGAATTAATAGCAGAAAGACCTGAAGTTGCCCCCCAATTATTGATAGTAAAATCAGTGAAGAAATTTCCTTCAGTTCCTTGATTATTAATTGGTTGTGAAACATTAGAAATTAAAAATCTGGAAAAATGACATTGCGAAATGATAGCAGAACCGCCAATTTGCAAATCAATTCCTTTTTGTCCAGCCACGATAGTGTCTGCAATAATTGCAAAATCGTCAAAAACATTATCAAGAGCACTGCCGTAAGTATCATTGGCTAAAATAGTTATTGCTGTTGCAGACGAACCTGCGTTAGGCATTCTAATTTGCATACCCTTGATGCCAGCTAAGCTTGAAGCAACATTTCCCGAAGATTGCATTAAAAATAATGTTCCGTTATGTGTAAAAATGCAAATTGTTGCATCTCTTCCATTACCAATTAATTCAACTTTACTTGGAATTGTAAATGTTTGATTAAACGTCCAAACTCCTGTAGGAAAATGAATTGAAGCCCCTTTCCCTCCACTTAAATCTAAAGCTGCCAAGGCCAAATTTAAAGCATTTGAATTTGATGTTGCACTCCCCCCGCTAACGGCGCCAAAATCAGTGATACTTAAAGAATCGGAAAGTTTTGTGTTTAAATTTCTTCCAATACTTCCAGTAAATGGGGAAATATGGCCAACTAAACTTGTTCCTAAATTTAAAGAATTTGATAGTAAATCGCTATCCAAAACTGCATGATAAATAATCCAATTTCCAGACGCTAAATCAGTTGCAAATGTTCCAGAAATATGTGGATTTTTACAAAGATAATTAATGCTATTTTGTTTAACTAAATCATTTCTAATAAATTGCGTTGCTGTTATCCAATTTCCTTTAATATTTGGGGCTGACGCAATAGCTTGAATTTCAGCAACTAAACTAGGCAAAGTTTCTACCTGAGTAACACCGTCTGAAGTTAAATAGGTTCCTAAAGTGTTTAAAAAAGTATTAAATCTAACTTCATTTTCTTGAAACCTATTTACAGCATCTTGACCTGGAATTGGCATTTTTTCTCCTTAGGAAATTATACCGTTAATATAATCTTTATCGTTTTGATAATATCGTTCATCGTAATTTGTTGCTTTAAGTGTCGATGTTAATACTCCTTTAGGTGTTTTTTCGGTTACAATAAAAGCCATTGTTCGCGTATCAGTATTTGATGTAACAATAAATGTTGTTTTTGCAAATCTATCATAATCTGTAACTAATGGTAAATTTGGTGCTGAATTTAGAATAATTTTATTTTTAACTGAAGTTTTTGTAATAGGAATAGAATTTGTTGTCCCATCGTAATATTGTAAAAATATTGTATAAGAAATTTCATCTAATAAATCTAAATCTTGTGATAAATACAGTTCTAAACCGTTTTGTTCAATTATTTCGCCTTCAAAACTTCCTGATCTAGTTCCATCAGATACTAAAATTCTATCACTAATTAAACATACGTTAGCTTCTTGGGTAGCTTCAAATTCAACATCCATAGTTTGATATTTAATTTTGTTATATAAACGATGTGCATTAAAATAAGCTTGCTGATAGTTTCTAACACCTTTAGATTCAATTGATTTAGCGTTAGTTGCGCTTTGATCAGACGGTAAATAAATATTTATTGTAGACTCATCCTCAGGATTAATGTATTGATATTCTACTCCATCATTATCATCAATATTACCAAAACTAACAGTTCTGGTTTCAGTTCCGGGTATTTTATTTCTATGATTGAAAAGAATTGTTGAGGCATCATTTAAACGTTCAAAAGCAATTTTTATTAAATTTCCCCTTCTATATCCAATACAATTTATTGAATCACAAATAGTTGAAATAATGTCTTCAAAAGATAAATCTGATGCATCGAAAGTATAACAAAATTCAGCAACTTTTGAAGTTCCAAAATAAGATTTTATTGCTTGAACTGTGTCATAAATTCCAATTAAATCAATTTCATTTTGTAATCTATTTCCGATTTTTGAATCGGTGCATACTGATAAAAGAATGTCAGCAACATCATTGCTAGCAATACCGGGATCATTCATATTTCCGCTAAAAATAACACCATTTGCCCATAATTCAGGTTGTTTTTTAATAACAAGCATATTTAATTTACGTTCACTAACAGATAAAGCCGATGCAGTGCCCACAGAAAGCGACTGAACAGTAGTTATATTTCCAAAATCAGTTTTATTAACAGGTGCAAAAGAATACATGTCACGCCACTTAACATCTTCGGTTATTGTATATCCAGATACCACTGTTTTTGCAGTTAATCTTTTTGCTTCAACTTTGAATTTGTGGCCCGCAATCATACCAACTTCAATAGTTAAACCGCATACCAAATTAGCGTTTCTATTCCATCTTATTGTATTTGCTAAAAAACTAGGTGAAGCAATTGGATTGTAATTATCATCTACTGGAGTAACTCTTAATTCAATAACAACAGGAAAATCAATTCTATTAGAGCCGTTATCCCCATAAATACCTTGTTCAGCAACGAAATTGCAACAAATAGAAGTTATATCTTTTCTTTCTGTATAAAAAGGGCCAGTCCAGTCATGAGAATCGGATTCGATTGAACCGCTAATTAATGGAGTATCTAAATTAGCTGTAATCCATTTTCCCCAATCCACACTAACTGTTGATGGACTACTAACTACAATATACAATTCACTAACTTCAGTAATCGTATAGGTTCCATTTAAATTATAAGATTGATTATTAATTGTATTGGGCGCCGTCATACCTGAATTAGTAAACGTCGTTCCTGTAATAATTGCAGAGTCGCCTACGTTAAAATAATCTCTAAAATCATAACCTGCCCCACTTTGAATTGAAATTTTACCTGTTTTGCCAAAAATTAAAGTAGTATCTGAAACAATATACAATTTTCCTTCGGGTGGCAAAGTCTGGCCATTTACTGAAGAGTATCTAATGACCGTTTTAATTGGAATTGATATTGGATCTCCGATTGTTTTAATAGGTGATCCTGAATTAGGAGAAGTTTCCGGCCAATAAATACCTAGCGCAGCATTTTGAATTTGAGAAAGTAGCGTGGTATCTTCACGAATATCTGAAATAGCGAATTTTCCACGTCCAATGCACATATAAGAATGTTCATATTCAATATTATTTTTATAAAATTTATAAGGCAAAGCTAATAATGTTGGAATGCTTCTAACAGTTCCGTATATATCTTCAATTCGCCCATTTACTCTAGCTTTATTTGTTCTATCAGATAAAGAATTATTTGATGAACTAGCAGTTTCATTTGTTGTCGGAATTACTGCTTTTTTCTGAAATAAAATATAAACAGCTAAAGTAATGATTGCTAATATAACAGAAATAATTGTGATAGCTTCGCCAGGAAAAACAACAATATAAAAAGGGCCTTCTAGTTTAGATAACGTTTCAATATCTTTTTCATTTGCTGGTGTTACATCAAACGTTGCGACTACATTTCTATTATAAATTCTAGCATTTTGTGGCCAAACTTTATAATACTGCATAATAAATTCTAAAATATCTTCAGTTTCAAACTGTTTCCAAGTTTGATCATCCAGTGGATTTTCAATTACATTAACTGTTTTTGACATTGAAAAATCTCACTTTCTTAAAGCCAAGCATTATATCTTCAAGTCTTGAGTATTCTACTCCAGATTCCTTAATGTGCAAAATTCGGCCATCCAGCCAAACACCTACATGTGGAGTATTGCGCCCAACCTGGAACAGCGCAAGGCAAGGCGAGCGCGGAACGGCCAAGCGCTCAAGGTGCCCAAGGTCGACAGAGCGCAGCCTACGCTCCATTGTGGGCAGCAAGACGGCCTGCAAAATCTTGTAATAATCTGTATTAAATAAATCTTTGAATACGTCACATACAAAATGAGCACAATTATAGTTTGCTGAATCGTATTTTCGATCTAAATATTTATCAATATTCATAAAGTTCCAATTAACATAGGAAACCGATCGATAGAATACATTTCACCAGTTTTGTTAATATTTAAAGAAGGAGCTTTTGCTTCAAAATTAGCGCCATCTCTAGTAAACGAAAATGTTTTAATTTCTAAAATAAAAGGCCCGTTTAAAACATTATCCAAATCATCACTTCTGTATGTTCTATATTTTAAAATAGGCTTTATTCCGAAGCCATTAGCAGCATTAACATTGTCTAATTCTAAAGGAACAATTTCGCCCAAATCACCTAATTGAATAGTAATAGTTTGATCTAAATTATTTTGTTCATTTGATAATGAAACTTGCAAAGGACAATAATTAAAAGTATAATAATTTCCATCTTCAAGTTTTACGGTTATACCTAATGTTGCATTTCTAACAATACGATACGTTTTTGAAAAATTAGGATGAATAATTTCAATTAATTCTAATTGGACGATTGCACTAGAACTATTTAGGAAGTATTCAGTATATTTACTCATTACATTATCGCCGGAAGTTGAACGTTCATTAAGTTATCAAATAAATCGTTATAAGTTTGATATTCGTTACCAAATAAGCCATATAACATTGCTGAATCGATATTGTTTTGGTCCATATCAATTTGGTCAACTTCAATTGTTGCACTAACAATAAATTTTAACCCGCTTTGACTTTTTAAACCAAAAGTTCCTGGAACAATATGCGCAGTATGCTCTGTTAATTCAAAAGGATTATCATAATAAAGATCAATTAAAAAAGGCAAAGCACCGTAATTAACAACCTTTTTGTAAAATGCGCGTAAATAATTATATTCGTCTGGATCACATGTCCAAGAAACATTAAAATTTGAAGCTGCATCTAAAATATCTTGTCTATACTTAGACGCACCTCCATCAAGTTTTACAGATAAAATTTGCGTTCCATCTGTGAAACTATAGCCATCTCTATCTGGTGGAATAATCAATTTTTGTATCATTTTAATAGCGCCTCGCTACATTCGTATTTTGGCTTAAAGATTTAGAAATTGGAGAATTGGAATTAGCAATATGCGAAGCAACCAAATTAGGTGTATCGGTTTTAACTACCTTCTTTGCTTCATCTCTAGCGATAATACGAATTTGATTATCATCCTGTTGAACTTCAAATTCTTTACTAGTTCCATAGTTTGCGATACTAACAGCTACCTGATTGCCCACAGAGATGGACTTCCCGGCGTTCATCGCTTCAAGTAATGGCCGATTCTTAGCTGTAGATGCTGCGTTATTGACAAATTCCTGGCCGTGAACCACACCAGCAATTGCTGAAGTTCCGCCGTTACCAGTATAACCACCAGCTTCATAACCGGACATTTTTGTATTTAGAATTTGGCCGATTGCTGCGGCTGTCGCAACTGCTGTAGATGCTGCAAGGATAGGCCCAAGGATAGGTCCGGCCTCCAAGGCCTTCATGTAGGCGATGACGCCACTCACAGTAGCCTGGGCGATTGCGGCGGCCTTCCCAATTTCAAATAGAGTTCTGTCACCAGAATTTTGTAACGTAGCTAAGTTTCCAAAGAACTGGCTAGCATAATCTAACTGAGTTGCATATTTTGTTTGTGCAAATTTGGCTTGTGCAATGTAAGATTTTCTAGTCCGTTCCTGTTCTGTCATTAAACCTTTGGCTGTTAGAGTATCAATTTGATTAAGGAAATTATGATATTTGCTTAAATTATCTGCTAATTCCGAGTCAGTTCCTTCAAACATAGAACTAAAAATATTAACCTTAGCAGTATTTACATCATTACCATTCATAGATCCCATTGCTTTACTTAATGCTTCAACTTGAGCAGTAAATGTGTTTAATGTTCCAGTAGTAGTAGCATAAATTTTCTGTGATTCACTTTGAACTTCATTATCATGCAAATTTTGTTCAACTTTCGCTTTAATTGCATTTTTATTTTTATTCCAAGCATCGGGATATTTAATCATTAAACTATTTTGAAGTTCTTGCATTTGTGTAGCAACTTGTAAATCAGTTCCAACTAATTGTAATAATTTATGCTGATCGTCTAAAGAATCATTAGTTTTCTTCAAAGGATCATAGTAATTTTTTAATGTATCTAACGCAGTAGACATAGCACTGTTATATTGCTCATGTGTTATTATTTGTTTACTTAGTAATTCCCCAACAGCCATTGTAGTATTTAAATATTTGTCTTCAGCACCTTGAGTAGCATTATAAATAGAATCTCTCTCGGCAACTACTTTACTATATTCAACATTAGAATTAATAATTGAAGCCCATTGTTTAATTTGATCTTCGCCTAATGTCCATTTTTTATTGGCAAACTGAATTTCAATTTGATCTAATTGGTTGTATTCTTCTTTAGATGTTCCAAGCATAGACAAAGCATTTTGCTGTTTTAATAATTCTGCTGTAGTTTTTGCAATTGCAGCAGATTTACTTTCTTCATTTTTATTAGGCTTATCATAAGCACCGTCTGTTTCAGCAGCACCTTTAATTAATGCAGCCCTGGCTTCATATAATGGTTTTAACTTATCGTTGTATTCTTGTATTTTCTTTAAATTAGCATCTTCTGAAACTTTATCAATAGTGCTATTTGGATTTAATTTATCTTTTGATAAACCTGATGTAAAACTTAATAAGTTTTCATAAGCATTAATTGTCTTGGTAATCCAGCTTGTATCAGGACCTTTTGACTCAGTTTCTTTAATTTGAGAATTAATTTTCTTTAAATTTTCATCATTAATTGCTTTAACTGATGCTAATATTTCTTGATAAGAAATATTTTCTTTTGACAACATTGCCCTATATTCTGGACCTTGCGCTATTAATTCTGCTTTTAATACATTTAATCTTTCTTGCTGATTACCCGCAGTTCCATATGTTGATGTTCCTTCCTTATGTAAGTTTATTTCAGTTCTCATGTTACTTACAATTTTATCAGCAGATGAAGCTAATTTGGCATTACTTTCAGCAACTTTATTTTGAGTATCTAGTAAATTATCACTTGCATTAACTAAAGTTTTAATTACTTCATAAGTTCCCATAATTGCAACGGTCCAAATTGCAAATCTTAAAATCGAGCGGATGGCTACACGTTCGGCCATATCACCCATTTTGCTTAATGAAGTAGTGCTTAAATTTGTTCCGGTCGTAACTTTATCTTGAGCGTTAGCTAAACGTAAAGCTGACATTGTAGCCTGATCTGTGGCTCTTGCTAAATTCTGCACAGTAATCGCAGTTTTGTTTTGAGCCTGTTCTAAATTTTCTTGACTAATTAAAACATTATTACTTGAAATAGCTAAATTATTATTAGCAATAGCTAACGAAATTGCGACCTGTTCAAGTTCTGCTGCTGCCTGGGCCGATAGCTGATGGCTTGCAGCCATCGTTTCAGCAGCGGCACTTGCTTCGGCCTCAGCGGTCCCCAGGGCCGTGATTGCGTCCAAAGCGGCAGACTGTGCCGCTGTTAGCTCATCAGTCGCCACAGAAACCTGATTTAAGTTTGTAGTCAAAGCAGCAATACCGCCGCCGTTTAATGTGCTTAGGTTTTCTTGTAATGTTTTAATAGCAATGTCCGCACCAATAGCAGCATTGCTAATATCATCAAGTTTATTAGGAATAGAAGCATCGATTTTATCTTGTAATGTAATTACAATATTTTCATCAGGCATTATAGCACCATTTTAAAATTCTTTACTGATTGACGGGCCATTAATTCGCAATTTTCAACAAATCCAGCAGGAGCTTGCTTTGATGTTCCATTGTTCAAATCTCTAATATAAGGTGCATTATTAGAAATAAAAATAGTTTGTCCAGGTTTCTTTTCCATCATTTTTTGAGTAAATACTTCTAATGCTTCAGCGGCACTTTGCAATTTAGTTAAACCCATTACACCAGGAACATAAGGAAAAATTTCGGATGTAATAGGCTGATCTAAAGAACCTTGCCAGTTAGATAAAGCATTAGAAGTATCAACAGGAGTGGTATAAACTAAATACTGCTCTAAAGTAATACCTGTTTCAATACAACATCGGCTAACCTCAGGAGCAAGGTTAGCCTTAATCTGTTTCATTCGGTTAGCCAAATAAGTTAAATCAGGCATTACGTTTCCTTTTTTCAGCTAACCATTTTATATAAACTAAATCCATTTCAGTTAAAAAGTATATTAGCCTTTCTGTTTGAATTTCACTAAAATGGTATGTTTCAGAATATTTAATTTTTACTGTCCAAGGAATTTTATTATTTGAATTTCTGTCATCCTGTAATATTAAATAAGCATCAAAATAAAGCATTAAATCGGCATTTAAAGTCGGCTTATTTTTAATTCTGTCCGGTATCGGCTGGTGCATTTGCTTTGCTTGTTTAATGATGTTTTGTTCGATACCGGACATATCTAAGTCATACAACAAAACATCAGTTAGTTTTTTGCGTCAGCCTTTAAATTGGAAGCAAGAAAATTATCCATCTTACTAGATTCAAAAGAAAGCTTCTGGAAAAGATCAGGAAGATCATTAAATAACTTAGTCGCATTTTCTTCATTATATTCAATATTAGAGCCAGTAGAATCCTGAATATTTTCCCAACCTTTAAGAATTGCAGTAATAAAAACTATAATATTAAGTCGATTAGCATCACTTTCCGAAATAGTTCCGTCAGCAAGTTCATTTTTGTAAGGACGGAAGGTAGCCTCAAACGTCTTTGCCCACAAAGTATTGTTTCTGCTAGTTCGACCAATTTTAAAAGATGGAATAGTCCCATCATCATTAGCCTTGAACTTAATAGTGATTGCATCATCAACTGTTTTATACTGCTCGTAAATGCTCATTTCATCCTCAAGAAAAACCCAGCCAGACCATTCTAGCCGGGTTTACAGCCAGTATACAGGTTTAGCTAGGCATTGCCACAGTCGGCAGATAAGTAAAGAAGTTGAAAAGAATTGTGCTTCCCAAAGTAGACTGTGCGGCATTCATACTAATTCCAAGATTAACCGGAGAATCCTTAGAAATTGTAAGTTTGCCGTCACTCAAAGAAAGCAGCGGAATATCAACAATGAAACCCATATTCTTATGGGCAGCAATAGAACTAAAGCCAATATCACTATTCGCGCGAATTGCACTAACAGCCGCAACAGTGCTAAAGTAAGCAGTTAATGTTCCAGTAACGGTAAAGTCACCAACAGTAGCATCAAAAGCGCCCAAAACTCCAATTGCCTTGCTAGACTTAACATTGTTATTAATAACAATCTTACCATCAGAAGCATAAGCAAAAAGAGCAGCATTATTAATATTCAGTGGATCGTAAATACTAATTTTCTGACGATAAATATCAGACGATGTATTGTAAGCATTTTCATTAACTGCAGCAACTCGCGTTCCGGCCTTGGGTCCAACCGTTCCAGTCTGAGTCTGATAATCCATTGCAACAAAAGTTAAATCAGTATTTAATTTGCCACTATTGGGAATGTTAAGAGTTAACTGATCAGGAACAGCGCCAAGTAAATATTCAGTCTGAACACCATTTCCGTCATTACCAATCTGGCGTTCAAGCTGGAAAGTGCGCCGCTTGATATTGGCATAAGGCTGATTCTTAATAACCTTGCCAAAGAACAACTGAATCAGCTTACCAGTTCCAGCATCAACAACAGGAACGAAAGTTGTATCGTTAAAAACAATTGCGTGAGCAGCGATAGAAGCAATTCGTGCATATCCAGTAGGGCAAGTAGCAAACTTGCTATTAGCGCCATCGCCACCGAGGAAAACCCATTCGCCCACAGAAAGACCAAGGGTAGTCAAATCAGTGGCCACTGTGGCGAACGTGACGCCAGTAGCACTCACTGCGGAAATGCTAGCATCGGCAGACGGGAACTGGAAACCAACAACCTCAATATTCGCGCCAGCAGGTGGAGTAGCTTCATCAGTCTTTGTAGCAGTTTCAACAATAGTGGTAGCAGTTGCCGAAGCAACAATATCCAAACCATTGTTTAAAGCATTTGTAAAACCACTATTCCAAACAATATGATTTGCCTTGAAAGAACCTAAACCACTAGCGGCTGCAAAAGTCTTTGTAGAAGCAACAACGCTAGTAATAGGAATAGCGGCTGCGGATAAAGAAGCAGTATCAGGCTTTTCCAGAGCATCCGCAAAAACAAATCCCATTAAAAGAGTCTGCAAATTGCTTTCCATAAAATCGATATTAAAACCGCCCTTAGCATCAAGGTCTGTAATAACACCTTTCTTAATATATCGATCAGGATTAATAGGTGTTCGATTAGTATTAGTAAAAGAACCGTAAAAATCAGAATAACTGTTAGGCTCCATAGATTGCCAAATAGGAGTTCCAGGCAAAACCTTTAAACTAGTCTCAACTGCAATAGCCAGACTAGTAGTATTAGAATCAACCTTATTAGGTGCTGTCATTTCTAACCTCCAATTTCGTCAAATTCGTAATCTGCGATTACGTTATGGTTTAAACTTCCATCTGTAGGATTTAATTCCTTGATACGCGAATTTCTAAGAATAACATTGGCTGTTGAATGTCTAAAACAATTTTGGACTAGCATATCAACTTTCTGAAGCAAAGGAAGCGATGTATTATCTTTTGGTGCAAAAATTTGAACAAAAATTAAACCAGTTGATGTAAATCGTTTTTGTCCATTACTAGAAACATTTTCAGATAATGTAGACTGTCCACTTGTTACCTGTTGTAGACTAATTCTTGCCCAAAATTTTGAATTATCAATTGTAGTTCCACTATCAATTCCCGGCCATTCAATATGAGCAGAATAACCAAGTAAAGAGTTAATATTTAATAAACTAGCATTAAATAATGCTAGAATTTCGTTGACTGTTTGTTCATATGTGCATGTCATTACTTAAACTCCAATACATACATTAAAGTCTGTTCATTTGGAGCTACTTCATCAATTGCTTTAAGTTTTAATTCCTTTCCATTTCTAATCACCGACATTGTCATATCTGGAGTAACGGTCAAAGAATCCATATATCCGCGAATTACTGTTGAAACTGTCTGTGTTCCACTTAAATACTGCATCAATTCTTTGCCAAATTCACTTGAACCTGTATTATTTGGAGCAAGAAAAACCATATTACAATCAGTTAAAATTGGTGTTCCTGGAATCATAATCCAAGGTTGATTAGGATCGGGAACACTAGCAACAGGCTTTTTAAACTGCACTACCTGACCATACTTTTTAATAAGTCTAGAAACTGTTTTGATCTGTCTATCGTAAGTTCCCATTTTAAACTCGCATTGTTTTAATTGTGTAGCCGGCATTACCGTTTTTGAATAAAGGCTGAAGTAAAGCATCAACTGCCGATAATTCGGGCATAAAATAATCACCTGGATTTACAGCATAGTCAGTCTGAATAGGTCCAATCTTTTCAGATTTGATAGCTGGATCGGTAATTGTGGGCATAATATCAACACCATTTTTTAATTCCATAACTAACTGGCATTGAGCATTAACCAAAATTCCAGGAATTAAACTTGTATAATCAAAACCATCCACAAAAACATTAAATCTTGGAAACTGTAAAGACTGAGTATTTGTTAATTTATTTCCTTGAAAATCATTGCGCTTACTCTCAAGATAGTCAATAGCTTTAATTGCCCATACTTCAATTGTTGAATCAACTGTTCCTAAATCAATTCCACGTAATGAAGCATAGGCTTTTAAAGTAACCAAACTAGCGTAAGAATTTGCGCCAGCGGGCATTGTTCCATCTTCAACAATAAGTGTCATTTAAACACCCGGTTTCCACGCAACCTTAGTAGAATCAACAGTGGTAGGCTCAACAGTTTCAGCTACCTTAGCAGGAGTAACAACATTACCATCTAAATCAATAACTGCAAAATCTTTATAATTATCAGGAATTTTTTCACCGTAAACATAATCACAAAGTTCCGGACGATCATCATCATGCACAAATAAAGCATTGCGAAAAACAGCCTTGCCAACAAGCTTCTTTAAATTATCCTTTTCTTCTTCAGTCGGAACGGAAGAATAAATAAAATAGATAATTTTTGAATTGCGTTCCATTTTAATTTCTCCATTTGCCCACAAAGGGACTAAGCATAGAAAAGATCACCAACAACAGCGTTAATTGCAACTGCGGTAGCATCGGTATCGGCTGCACCTGTAACAATAGAATAGCCAATACCAGTTGTAAAAGCTAGGCCAATATCACCAACTAAAGTAGCTTTTCCATTCGCAGGAATACCAATACTCTGAACGACACCTGAACCAGGAGTGGGAGTAGTCGCAATATTGTGCAATTTTAAATAAACAATTGCTGCTGTTGTATTAATTAAATCCCATCCTAACAAACGTCCAGCACCGGCTTTAACAATTGTTGCATTTGTGGAAGCAGCTGCAACAACATGTTTAATAGTAGCTGCACCAGTTGCGTTAGCTCTAACTTCCTGTCCAAAATCTCCTACTAAAGCAGTTCCGGCAAGTAAACCAACATTCCAAGTTCCACTCTGTTTAGCAGCACCGATACACTCAACACCATTAACTTTTTCAGCATTTATAATAACACTTCCGCTAGTAATAGCAGTAAGTTTAACATGAAACCATGTATAACCAGGAATATTAAAAAGTCTTGTTCTAGTAACTGGACTAGAAGTAACACCTGAAGTTGAAGCTGTAGTAACATCATCAGCAGAACTTACTCCAGTAACCGCAACCCAAGTTCCGTCTGTGCCATTTGTTGAATCGTTGCTACCTTCATAAACAGCATTCGCACCAACAAAAGTTCCAGTCCATTGAATTCTAATTGTATTTTTATCTTCTAATTTTACAGCAAAAATATCCCCAATTGTTGTTAATGTTTTATCCCCTCTCATTTTAATGCTCCTGTTAAAAACCGGAAGCAGAAACTAAATTCCACTTCCGGTTAATATTGCTAGAAAGGTTTACTTGCTAATAACCAGAACACCGGCCATATCCTTATTGGAAGTAGCAACCTTATCCCAATTGGTAGCCAGTGCGAGTGCAGCATCGTTCGGAGCCTTGCCGCCATTGGTCTTATCCCAGGTGAATCCCTTCAAACCAAGCTGGTAAGACCACTCAGCCTGATAAGTGCGCTGAATATTTTCATCCCCATTGAGAGTCTGAATATTATCCGTAAAATCGTTATTCTGATTGACAACAATAGCACCTTCGGTAAGACCAAGTGTATTATACTTGTTAGGCGAACCTGTAGTAACTAGAGCAGGAGCATCGGTAACAATAAAGACACGACCGAAAGGATCAGTAATAACATTAATCGTTCCGTAATTAAACAGAACACCACTATTAGCCAGAGCATTATCGTAGAAACCAGCCATCGCTGTGGAGTGCATAACCCAAGCCTGAATATCACTAGCGCGATCACCAAACAGGAAAGCGCCAGTATTAAGCATTCGCGGATTCATAGTATTTGGAGTAGCAGCACTTCCGTCATAAACAAGTGCAGCCTGGCCAGACAGACCAGCAAAGCAAGTCATGATTGCAGTATTAAGCATATCGGCCATCATGTCCTTGGAAAGCTGAAGCGCCAGGACAGCAGCCGCTTCTTCAGGATTAATCTGGAGCCATTTATACTGGCCAGGATCAAGACGGATAGGCGGGGTGCCAGCCGCAACCTTGACCATGGTTTCATCGAGCATAGCCATAACCTTCTGAGTCTGAGCGCCAGAACCATAAGGATTACGTCGCCGGGCAAGGCCACTAATCTTGCCAAAGAAAGCAGTATCCTTGTAATCGCCCATGTGAGCAGCATTGGCAAGCTGGATGCAGCCGCGACTAGCAGTGTTAAATAAATCAATCTGCTGTCGGGTAATTTCAGTTGTCATACTATAAAGAGTTTCCGAAAAAACAGTAAGATCGGTAAGAGCCATTTTATTCTCCGTCAGCAGGTTTAATATTGTTCTTGTAATAGTCAGTTAATTGTGCAGGAGTCATCTTAGACAAGATAACAGGCTTTCCATCGTTTCCATTGCTTGGAGTGTGGCCACCGGCCGCATTGCTAGGATTCGAGGCACCGCCTGAAGCCCTGCTAACTGTAATGATAGGGGCATATTCTTTGTTTGCAACAATTTCTTTTTGCAAATCTTCCAAAGACATTGCAGACGGTTTGCCAGCTAAATCAAGAATTCGAGTAACTGGCTTTCCGTCAACTAATTCAACACTAATTCGATCGTCCAAAACTCGCTTCATTAAACTTGAAGATTTGGACGAAAGTTTAGCAGCAAGGGGACCAGTAATAGCTTCCTTAGCAGAATGAATTGCACTATTGGAAAGATTATTAATCTGTGCAGTTAATTCACTTTCCCTAGCAGTTAACTTATCCTTCCAAGACTTTTCAAGTGCTTCAATATTGCCATCGCGCTTATTCTTTTCTCCAGTCAAATTATCTAACTGTTCCTGAAGCGTAGAAAGCAACTTCTTAGTTTCCTTGTGGGCATTCGATTCATTATCCTTTGCATTGCGCAAAGCAGTAATTGCATCGTCGTCACCTTCAATCTTTGCAAGATAAGAATCGCCTTTCAGTTCATATTCAGCCTTCAAAACATCAGAAAGCTTTTCGTATTCTTCCTTACTAATCTTGCGCTTCATTGCGTTACTCCCTGGTTAAAATATTGGTTAACTTGCTTGTATATTCATTTAGATTTAAACTTGTTGATTTAGCTAAATCTGTTTGAACTGAATTAGGCTGTTGTAATGTCCATTGACTAATCGAATTTTCTTCTGGTAAATCCGAACCGTTATAAGGAACTTCAGAACAACGGCATTTCCTATGATACGGCACAGAAGGACCAGCGCCATTATAAAAAATCTGATGATCCAAGAAAATACACGATGGACAAGTTGAACTATCCAAAACAGCAATCCACATATAACGATCAAATGCAGTTGATGTATAAGCTGTTTCAATTGTAATCGAAAAATTCTGGATAACTGTTTCAGTTATATTTCTTGCTTCTCTATCAATAGAAATTAAAATTCCATCTTTAAATCCATTTTCACTTGTTCCAATAATATCATTTTCAAGTTCTTTTAATGTTTCATTGTTTGCAATTGCTTTATTAATTTCATTTTGTAATCTTGCGGTGGCTTTTTCAGTAAGACTGTTGATAAAATCTTGTGCGTTTGAACCACTTGCACCCATTAATGCCTGTAAAATTGCTACATGCGTTTTAGAATTATCATTATCTTGTAACCAAGAATAAGGTATTAAACCTGCTTTATAGTCATCAGTTTTATTATCATCAATAATTTTATTACATTCATCGTTATCTGTTACTTCATTATCAGATAAATAACTAGCAATAATTGACTTTTGAAAAGGCATTTCAGCCTTACAAAAGTCTTTCATTTCATCAAATAAATGATTTTGCCAATTCATCAAAATAGCAGCTAAAGCATTTGATAAATCACGTTTTAATTTATTTGATTCTTTCTTATTTAAATCACCCAAACTATCATAATCTTCATTTCTAATTGCTTCTTTCATTGCCTTAATCATTAATGGATTTTGCTTTCGCCATAATGAAATTTGATAATTCTTATACGCGTCAAGATACATTTGATGACGTAAAATAATATCATAAAGTCGGCGATCCATTTATTTGCCCACAGAAGAAACAACAGGCTGTTTATTTGCTGGATTCTTAGCGTCAATTGCAAAGCTGTCTAACGTTTCTTGATCAATTTCATCCTGGCTAGCCTGATCATCAAGCAATTGAACCTTGCCAGCACGTAAATTATTACGATATTCAGTCTTGCTAATTCCGCCTTTTAGCCATTCATTAAGCAATTGAGCACGATTAGCGTCTGTCATTGCGGAAATAGCAAAATTAGTATTTAGCTTAAAAGTAACATCACTAAGTTCTGATTGAACAAACTGTAAACAATGCTCAATCGCAGCTTCAAACGCTTCGGAAGCGTTATTTGTAAGCGAGGATAAAATAGAAGTCTCTGTTACGTTACTAATATTAGATTCTGTGGCAGTCTTTGCCTGTCCCCCTGCACTTGGAGTAACCAGCTTTGCGCCCAGGGCAAGGAACTGGCTTTCCTTGTGCAGCATCGCCTCCATTGGCATTGTGTTAGGTGCAGCCTGGAGCAAGGAAGCCGAACCGTTCAAAGGCAATGGAATGGCACCACGGGAACCTAAACCAATTGTGTGCTTTTCAGCCCATTCTTCAGATAATCCTACAAATACTGGCGTAGGCTGTCCAACCATATAAACTGATTCTTCATAATCAGCCGAATTATGATAATGACCAATATTCAAAACAGCGATATCGTATAAAATAGGCATGTCAGGTTTTGCATCGTTATTATCGCAACCTGCAAATTCAAAAGGAATTCGCTTAATTGTATGTCCATTAAAATCTTTAGGAATAACTGTAAGCCAAGGATTACCGAAAGATCCATTCGCAATTGGAGTAATTGTTTCACTGTCAGTTTCAACAACTTGAATGCCATTACGATAAATGTCAACCTGATAATCTCCAGATTTATTTAGCCATAAAACTCTAAATTGCCACTGTTCTTTGAATTCAAAACCGTCATCAAAAGCAACAAATTTTTCTCTTAAAACAACTAAGGAATAAAATGTTTCAGAACCAACAATTTTAGTGCGCCAGTTCAAAATATCAGAAGATTTATAAATTTTAATAAAAGGTCTAATACTACCTTCGTCAATTTGGGACTGTGTTAAATCTTCAATTGTTGTTGGATAATCAGAAAGCAAACCAAATCGGCCACCTTCTAATAACTTACCAATTCCGTCTTTAGATAACTGAGTTAAACTATTACCAGTTCCATCAGCATTTTTTTCCAGCATTGCAACAGTTGTTGGCAAATTAATTTCAGGATCTTTAGCAAAAATCTGGCCAATCAAACCGGCATATGTAGCTTTTGTAACATTATAAAAAATAGCTCGCTTTAGATAATCTTTATAACGTTGAATGTTATCATTAGATAAATTAGTAGCGTCTGGCATTGGTAAATATTTAGTTTTACGTTCCTTAATCTTGTGATCACCTTCAACGCAATCGGAAACAAGTGAATAAATAAAACGCTTTCTTTTTAATTCAGGATGCACAAAAGAAACATTTGGCATTTTATTCCCCTAAAAAATAATTTTAACATCAAGAGTTTTAGCGTCTCTATTATTACCTTTTGTGCAGCGGTAGCGCGTCATATCGTATGGGTGATCCTCAGTTTCGCTATCAACATCGTCGGGGTCGTCTTTGTCGCGTGGCAGTTCAGGAATTGTGCTGATACTGGCCCTGCAATTATCCATAAAATACAATCCAGGACCTTCCTTGTCCATAGAAGCTTTTAATCTATCTCGCATTACTTGTAATCCGCGTTTTCTTGATCCTGAAGATTTATCACTTTCTAACCATCTAATTCCTTGTTTGGCCATTTTAACAGCAATTGTTTCAACATCAACTTCAGTTGTATTACCAATCTGATTATCAGCAGGACCGCCATAGGGATTTGACAAAATCCATCTATTTTGCATCATTTCAATTTCACGTTCTTTGATACCTTTAGCTATATCAGTAGCTGACATTTTAATACCTTTATTTGTTCCAATTTCCTTTGTTCCATACCATTCTGCAATTTGGATTAAAGATCCTTTTTGTGGGCAAAACTTTTCAATTGTTTTATCTTTATTTATAATTATAGCTTCTTCACCATTTGCTTCGGCCCACCAACCTACACTAAAAGGATGAGTAGATCCCCAGTCAAATGATCTATCAATACGCCATGCTTTAGGAACAACAAATCTACGTTTAACATGAATATTTTTGTTCCACACATCATCAAACGCACTTCCACAAACTGCGTTCCAATCGCCTTTAAGCCAAGCTTTTTTCAAATTTTCATCAGTAATATTTTCAAGACTTGCAATATATAAAGGATCTAAATAAATATTTTCTTTGTATGATCCAAAAATCGCAACTTGTTTACGTTTAATAATTTCCTGTTGCTTAGTTCTAGGATTGAAAATTTCTGTTTCCTTAATAACAACTTGGCCATATGCTGCACAATCAATCCATTTTCGTTTAACCCATGCTCTACCCGGGCCCCAAGGATTGCATGTGCTAAATGTTAACAATGGAATATTAGGCAATTCAGGATTATCTTTTTCTGGTGTAAAACTTGATCTATTACAAGATTGAACCATATCATAAAGTTCTGATGTTGGATATTTAGTTATTTCGTTCCAAGAAATATATGGAAATTCTTGTCCATGAATTTTATCATAATCATCTAATCGCTTCATTGAGCGAAACAATAATTCTTCACCTGTAGGCCATACCCATCTATAGTTATCTTTAGAGCTAATAAATCTTGCGCCATCTTCAAAAGCATTAAACCATCGTTTAGATTTACTAATCAAGTCGTCAAGGCTTTTATATTCTCTATCAATAACAATTCCACGCCAAAAAGGTCCATATCCAATTCCTACATTTTTCCTAAATAACATTAAACTACAATCAGTCTTGCCTGGACCGCGAGCGCCACAATAAAGTGTTTCCTCGCATCTAGTATCTAATGCAAATTCTTGACTAGTTCCCTTAATGGGTTGCCAGATAATCTCATTCTGCATTAATCATGTCCTTCTGTAAATTAAGTAATTTGTTCTCCCAATCTTCATCAGAACCATGATCTTTAACAATCATAACTTTGTTCGTAGTAGTTACTTCAGATTTAATATTCTTATTAATTGTCTTATCGGGCAAAAAGTTATTTATTTCAGCAAATAACTTCAATGCGGCGACTCTATCTTTGCCCATTTCGTTACTATCATTTGCAATTTCCCATGCAAGTCGAATTGCATCTTCTTTTGTTAATTCTGATGGATCATCTGGTTTTACAGTAAAATTAACTTCAATATTAGGCTTATTATTCTTAATGTTATCAATTTCCTGTAACACTTCGGGATCATCAATCCATTCAAAAGCATATTTACAAGCAAGTGAAATATTGTCAGGAAAAACCTTATTTGCCGCTGCAAAAGCATTGCCCGGACACTCGAAAAGTGACCGGGCAAACTGAAGTTTCATAGCGCCTAAATCCATCATGGAACTAGAATACGGTTAATTTTACTTGGCTGCAACTCCCTGCACCTTTTCATAGGTTCGCAAAGCGCCCATTCCCAGTAAACCCATGAGTAAAGGCATCATTTCGGAAAGATTGGCAGGAGCGATAGTCAAATTATAATGGAAAATTGCAAGCGCAAATTTGCCAATAGGCAAACCAATCCAATTCCAGGCACAAGACATTCCGCAAACCCAACCAACAAATGGACGCCAACCAGAAACAAATAAACTCGGATTAGTAGCTTCTGCTTTGTCAATATCAGTTTGATCTTTATTTGCACTAATCTGACCCTGTAAAATTGCCATTGCCTGGGCCATTTGATCCTTTTCAGCCTGAGTCTTGTCTGGCCAAATCTTGCCAATAATGCTACTAGCTAAATCAGCCACAGACCCCAAACCAGTAATATCCATTTCAATTTCTCCATTTAGGATTTAACAGTTCCACCAAATTCCTTGAACTTGGCAATTAGATTATCAATCTTGTTTTCATGCTGATTGTAGCCAGCACCGGGAAAACTTGCCCAAATATGAGCACAAAGCATAATAGCTTGCTGAATATAACCATCGACAATAAGCTGAAATGCCTTGCATTCTTTAATCTGCTGAATTGCAATTGCATCCTGAGCAATCGGACTAAAATCTGAAAGATGAAGCTGATTTTTGTATACATCAAAATTATGAATCAATTCCTGATAACGACCAGCAGCACTAGACTTTAAATTTTTATTGACCTGAATAATTTGTCTAGGATGATCAGAATAGGATTTGAAAAAAGTTCCGCCTACTATTTCATTATAGCCATCATCGCCTTTACCTTTTGTGCCTTCGCTATAGGCAATCATGTCAAGAAAAGCAGCAACATTAGGAAATAGATTCTGCGAACGTGGCATTATTAAACCTTTCTCATAAAAAATGGCCAAACATAAAAGTAGCCAGGATAGTCAACATTTAATTTTTCATCATTACAAAGGTCTGAAAATAAATGACGAGCTTCAACGGAAAGATGTTGAAAATAAAATTTTCCTTGTTTTTCATCAGTTTTATAGTAAACTTTATAATTCTTATCAGTAGGTTCAAGAGTAATTTTACCATCAATACAAAGCTGAATAAATTCTTCTGGATTCAATGAGCCACAATAAGAACACGTATTGTCTTTTCGCCATTCAGAACCATCATTAGGCATACAGCCTAATTCATGACTTCTAGGGCAGATTTGAATATGATCTGTCATTATCAATGTCTCCCATCAAGTTTGAAGTTGTCATTAATTTTTCTATAAACTTTTCTGTCACTTGCAATGTGAATTTCAAAATCAGTTCTCAAATCTGTAAAATCTTTATTGAGAGAAGCAATTTCAACTTTGTGTTCTGCTACATTTTTTGTATTCTCATTCAGCTTTTCAATTGCAACTGCTAATAGTGTAATCTGTGAGGCCTGCTTTTCGTGCAAGTCATACAGGAGCCATGCCGAAGCCGTCACGATGCTTGCCACTAGCCAGGACAGCGCCCGATATACCCTGTCTGACGTTCTGCGCTCTGATTTGTCTGTGACCATGCCTGACCCCAATCCACAAGGCCAAGCATACGGCAAGCCAAGCGGCACGGCTAGGCAAAGAAAAACCCCGGCGGTTGAATGCCGGGGTTCCCTTGGCTAACATTTAAATTCAAATTCCGAGAATCAATCTCAGCGAATTACCTTTGTTGTTATTTAATCCTGTTTCGCAGCGCAGGAACCAAGTATTCCAAACTTAGCGTATTAGGCTCACAGTTTGGAAATTATTTTTCGCGCCAAACACCAGCACCGTTCACAATATTGCCTTCGCTGTCAGTTTCGTGATAGGGGCGAACCACAAACTTTCGGCTATATTCGAGCACCGGAACCACATTGCCCTTGCGATTGACGCGAGTTACAGCAATTTCAAAAGCATACTTTCGATTGGTAGCAGCAACAATGCTAGTCAAGCTCTTGGTAGGATCCTGACACTTTTCCGAATCGGGGACAAAGAAATACTGGCCAACTTCCATCGTAGCGAAAGGATACTTAGACTTGCGACCGGCCCCAGCCTTGCGCGTGGTAGTAGGAATGGGCGCAGACTTCAGCACAAACACCGGGGCAGCTTCAGCAACAGCCTTGGGCTCCAGTTCTGCCAGGAATGCAAGACCAGCCGCAGAAATGCGAACCGCAACATCGCCCGCAGGATTGGTAACAGTTTCCTGCATTTCCACAAGTCCGTCCTTAACAACAGACTTCAGAATCTTCTTGGCCATGAAGGTTCCAGTCTCACCAAAAGCCTTGAGCGCTTCCAGAATTTCCAGCTTGCTAGACATTGCGTATTCTCCTTTGTGATTGGTTGATGGGTCATTGCCCGATACACCAATTATCCGTTATCCAATTTCTATGTCAAGCAGGAATTTTGTTTTTCTCTCTATCCAACTTTTTGTTAACCGTGCTCAAAGTTCTGGTGCATTCCCCAAGTTCCTTTTGGGCAAGCTTTCGCTTGTTTTGCGCTTCCTTGATCAATTCATCCAAATCAAAGATTTGCTTTTCAACATCGAGTTTCCTATTGACAAGTGTGATCTTTTGATTGCCTAGCAATTCCAATGCCAAACTAATTTTATTTTCTTGTCGTGCTGATTGCACTTTCAAACCGTATGTAGTAGCACTAATATTGTTGTCACGAAATTCAATTTTTTGCGGATTGTGTTCTTTAATGCAGCGCATACAGCGTTTGCTAACTCTATCAGAAGTTAATAGACTTGCTGAAAATTCAGTGTCGTCTTTTTCTTTTCCACAAGCTACACAAATACGCATATCTTTCTCCCTCGGGATTAGTCCCATGTAACAATTCTAAGTAATTTTAGGTATGTGTCAAGTCAAATATTGGATCAAAATATTTTTCGCTTCGATCCAGCCATGACAAATGCAAAATCCATACCCATTTGCTTGAACATGCTTGCCAAAATCTTTTTGATCTTTTGAAGCAACTCCACCTTGACATTTTTTCATTTCTATGAACAGGCCGTGCATTCCATGTGCAGCAAATGGAAGCATGATATCTGCTACTCCGGCTTTCACACCTTCGGCCTTCATCGCTCCACCATGTATAGCTCTGGAACGCATTGAATCGCCACGGTCCCCACCGTTGGGAATAGCAAACATCCATTTCAACTGGGGAAATGTGCCCACAGATGCGACAGCCCAGCAAAATAATGCCGCTTGCTGCGAATGCTCAGACTCACCTGCTATCTGCTCAGGAGTCATTCTAAAATATTATCAATTGCAGAAATAACAGCAATCGCAGATATATCGCAATTTTTAAATTTATCAATCAATTCTTTAATTCTACTAAGTTTAATACATGCGCAAGGATCTGCACATTCATATTTCTGTTCATCAACCATTTGCGCTTTTTCAAATACACTAGCTCTGAATTCATCGCACAAATCAGATAAAGTATTGTTTGAAAGATCCGAAAGAATAAATCCATCGCTAATTTCAGTTCCGCTTTCAGAAAATCTTGATTTTCTGATGATTGAAATTGAATCAGGAACTTTGAAAGGAATAATTTCGACTTCAATATTAGCTTTCATTTTACAGGCTCCAGGTTAGCATAAGCGATGATGTGGCCTTGACTATCGTTATCATGCAAGGCCACGCGAACATGATAACATCCAGTAAATCTAGTTTCAGTTTTGGAATACCAGTTATCATCCATCATCCAGACAATACGCCCAGCTAATGGGCCTGTGATAATCTTGAACTTATTTTGAGTGATCATTATTGATCCGGTCGGTCGCAAGCAATATTAGTAATTTCAATTGAAAAGCACATAAAGAAAAATGCAATTATCCAGTCATTTTTATAAAATCCCCATTGAATTCCAAATAAGAATCTAGAATGATCTATTATTAACTTGCGATGAATTTTCTTTCCACAAAATCTAAATACAAATTGTTTCATTTTAACCCTCCCTCAGCTTATCAGCATAATTACGAATATCCATTCTGCGCTGATCCGTGCCAACATTTTCTACTAGCATCTTAGCATACAGATTATCAAACGTAGACGGAATTGACATAAGCAATTGCAATTCAAGTTTAGTCAGTTTCATAACAAGCATCCTTTAAAATAGCATTGATTTTATCAAAAGATTCCTGATCTCCAGCAAAATACTTTTTAACCAAATTCTCATCTCCAATTTCTTCGGCAGCTTGACACACCAAATTAATTGTGTATAGAACTGTCATAATTACTCCTGTTCAATAATATGGCAAGGAAATGTGCTAATATGTTTTTTACCATGTTGATCAGTAAAATATAGCACAGTAATTTTAATCTCCCATTCTTTAACATCAACATAACAACTTCCATCAACTAAAATTGTATACAGTTTAAACATCTATTCTCCTTATTCGTTAGCAATGAAAGTTGTATCAATTTTAGGTTCAAACGTAATACAATCCTCATAAGATTGAAAGTTTACTTTATTTGTTATTTTATTTATAAATATACTGCCAAGATATATCATTGTGCAGTTATCCTTTCCGCTATAAACGGAAAGACTATTACCAGTCCTTTCCAAATAAATTTCGCCAAATTCCTTATTCAAATAATCAATAATCGCCCAATAATGTGCCGAATTACGATACTTATCAAGCAATCCACTATCAAGCAATTCTTTTGATATTTGCATTTAATCCTCCATATCCCATTCGTCATCGGCTTCAAGCCATTGAAGTTCAAATAAAATTTTAAGCATCCATCTGGTTAATCTGCGAGGCTTGTAATATACAGCAAAGGAATATGAATACGTTGAATCACCAAATTAAAAAAAGCCAACTGCTTTAGGTGAATTGGTAAATACAAATTGCCCCATTTCAAGTCTCCTTAAAGTCGCATTCGTTAAATAGGTGCTGGTGATAGGCGGCGATTTTAATTCCTGCCCTATTGCACCTTTTGCCGCTCCATGGAGCACCAGCTAAATGTTCAGAACCAAAGTATAGGCTAAACTACCTGTGATCTGCGTCACATCCCATATTATCTTGGATATCTAGGCGGCTGCGAAGTCATATGATAGTTTTTGCAGAAATTACACTTATATGCATACAGTTTAACACCAAACTTTTCTTCTTGCTTAGCAATAGCTCGCTCGCAAAGCTTTTTCTTGCTAAACCATATCTTAGTCTCACATGGATATCCTGATAGTCTACCTTGCTTCAGCAATTCCCTTTCTTTCTTTGCATTCTTGTTCCTATTGGTATGCGCACGCATTATTCACCTTTGAAAAAATTAAATTCAAAATTCCAAACAAATTTACACAAACTTTTAGCCGTAAAACTATCTTGGCCAAATAAACATATCAACCGCAAAGCATGATTAAATATACGCAATTCTTTTTCGTAGTTAGTCATTTTATTTACCTCACAATAAATTCAGCATATGTTACATACCACCATGGGCCATTCTCATTCTTTTTACTAACATAAAAATCATAACCTAGTATCTTATGCGTAAGCAATTCCAATCCTTTCTTTCGTTCACGACCAATGAAGATACATTTATCAGTATGCAAGTCAACTATTTTATACCACATGTTCACATCCTTTCCATTCACAATAAAGAATGTAAATAAGACAAATAACGCATACAGCAATAGGCAACACCAAAGTTCGATGCTGCCCATATCGATACGCTGTATCAGCAAACCAAAAACCAAGCATTAGATGAGCGAAGTTGATTAGTTTCATTTAAATTACTCCTTTCAAAAATAGATACAATAGCATGATTACAAAAATACATATAAAAGCAAGAATAACAAGAATCAGCCAATCGATATATTTTTTGATATTCATTTTACATCCTTTACATAAATCCAACCAGTTTCACCGCAGCGCTGACAAATATATCTAAGTTTGCCAATATAATAATAGCCCACCCCTTTACAGTATGCACAAATTATCTTTTTTTTCATTTTACCCTCGCAATCATGTTAATAAAAGGAACTTGCTTTGGTTTCTGGCAATTCAGATTTTCCAAAGCAAGTTCAATTTCACGTTCGTCATGCCTGGACATGTGGCCAGCGTGTAAGCAAAGCCATGCACAAGCTGTATCATCTTTGCCATGAATTGGATGCTGTTTATTCATATGCGCAACCTTCTGCAAGTGAACTTGCAAACGTTTCCACCTCAAAGCAGCCAGGACACAGATTCCAGTAATACTTTTTAGGATCATCTTTATATTCTTGCTTATAATCATCGTCGGGCAAGAATAACCTATCGCATAAAGCACATTTAACAAGTTTCATTTCTTCACCCACACAATACGAGTTTGCAAAAACCTTTTCACCCCAACCTTAAAGCCATTATATTTGAAATGACAAATCCAATCATTCCAATTATGGTTATAAATACCACAACCGCATTTGAATTTAAACATTATCTTACCTCCATAATACAAGTATAAGTCCTTTCCAAGCTATCGCAAGCAAATATTGCAATGCCAAATACGATAGCAATAATCACGCCGATATTGATCACTTTATGTCGGTCAATCATTCGTTGCCATTCATATATTCAAAAATTTTCAGTGGATTCCTAGAAGTTTGCTCAAATATTTCAACACTGTAACCAGCATGAGCACCAGCAAGAATCGTCGCCTCTTTATAATTGGCACACTTTCTGACTAGCGCAACTTCACCTTCAAATATATCAATTGCTAGAGTATCAAGCATTTTACGCTCCATAATATTCATAGTTTATTAAAGCGCAATCCATGTCCCACATCATTTCATAAATCGGTCTGCCCCATTCATCAATCATTTCTTTCTCCTTTATTTTGCAAGCCAAATAGCAATGCAGCCCATGAACGTAAACGCCAGGATGAACCGACCGAAGTAATGCATGTTTGTTATCTCCTTAATACAAATATAGACCTCGCCTTATTTGTGTCAAGCAAATATTATTTTGAATTGATGCAAATCACATGTGCCCACAGAATAACCAATTTGGCATAAATTTTGATACAAAAACACCCCAGACCGCCCTTGTTTCGGTTGCTGGGGTGCGCTGGAGGTCCGGCTTTCGCCAGTCCGTGCTATACTTTCTCTTGCCTAGGATACCGGATGCCTAGGCGCCGCATTAACGGGGATTGGCTGATCGGTTCCAACCTGCGACCTTTGAGCTATCAGTATCAAGTCATTCAACCCAAAGTCAAGGTGATACTGATCACACTAAATCGGCATACTTTATGCTTACTGCATTCTAATTAAAACTTAATAAATCAGCCTACGCACCCTATCCAGACTCCAGCGCTCGATGCCCGATTGCTG